CTAGTACTCGAGGGTAGTGCAAAAACTATCGTAGGGTATGCAATTATAACTGTCTTGTTTGTATGGCTAATAACTATACGAATAAGGGAAGGAGAATAATAATGGCAAAAGAAACAAAACTAGATGACGAAAAGGCAATGGGAGCAGTTAGCGGTATTAAAAATATTCTACTTAGAATAATCGCTGTATTTGCAGCCAATGGACTTGGAGTTATTGGTGCTGGAGCAATTATCGGTATCGACACTATGAGTGCAATAATTCTTGCAGGAACTCTTGGTGTTGCTACAGTAGTTGAAAAACTAGCACGAGGATTTATCGATGACGGAAGATTAAGCATCGAAGAAATCAATAGTGCTTTTAACTCAGTAGATAAGAAAGCAAATTAATACTGGGGGGAATCTAGTCTAGGAGATCTAGGGCTAGAAGTTTTATGGCTGGTGGGTTGCCTAAAACACTTTTAAGGAGTATAATAGTATCCATGTCTGAGTCTAATTACTGTGAAGATTGCAAGCGTTTAAAAGATATTGCTTGCACTTGTGGTATGACCTTTGCAGAAAAGATCAAGATGACCTCAGTTAACTGGGCTACATGGTCAGATACTAGAAAAGGCTCTTGACTTGGGAACTACTTGCGGGTATAATTATAATAAGTGCTCTTCTTTTATTAACAGAAGAAAGCATTATGAAGCACATAAGAAAGAAGTTTAATGTCACTAAACGCAAGAGGAATACCGACAAGAGTATGTCCCATTTGTGGTACTAACATATTCAAGATTTTAGTCACATTTGATGAAGAATATAATATAGAACAGTATTTACTTGATTCAGAGTGTGCTGAATGTGGTACGCTTGTCACTGCTCCAACACCACTAGATAAGGAAAATGTGTGAAAAAAATATTAATACTTACTGTGTTATTAAGTATGATTTCCATACCATCATTTGCAGAAGAAGTACCAGTTGATCAAAGTGCTTGGGATACTGAAAGTGGATGGGCAGTAGTTGATAGTAGTGGGCAGGTAAGTAATATTATAGTTTGTACAAATGCAGTATGTGGTAATGATAATTTTTTAAATACAGCAATTCAAAATGGTGCCATTGCTCCAGGGTCAACAATAGTTAGACAAACAGTAAGTGGTGGTGGACATTGGGGAACATATGATAATAATACTGAAACATTTACCATAGACAGATCATGTGCAAACTGCGAACCACATAAAGATATGCACAAGGCAGGCAGTATTAAAAATGGTGTAGTTGTTCAACCAATTATTATTCCAGGACTAGATGAATTTGTATTAAATAATCCAAATTTAACAATTGATGAAGCCGCAGATTTATTAAAAGATTTATTACAACAAGAATTTAATGCTTTTGAAGCAATGAAGTCAAGTTTTGTTACAAAGGGAATGTCAAAAGTTATTATGAAAAAAAATAAACATAGAATTATCAAACTTACACCTAATTTAAAAGAGTTTAAAAAGATATCAAGAACTAAAAAAACTTGTAAAATTAAAAATAATTCAGTATTAATTTTAAAATCTGGAACATGTAAAATAGATATATATAAAGATGGAAAAAAAGAACGAGTAACTACAAAAGTTAAAAAATAATATATAAGGGAGAATAATGGCACAAAAGAAAACATCTGATAGAAATACTAACAGATCTAATGGAAAAGCAATAAAACAAAATCCTAAAGAGCCTAATATAGGTGCTACAGGTAAAAGTCGTGGTGGATATAATTTAATTAAAAGGCCAGATAAGGCTGCTGCTTGGGATCCTATTAAAAAACGTGCTGCTCGTAAGGCTCGTAGAAGAGCAGAAAACTTAGCCTACAAACATGGTATAAGAACAGGACAATTGAAGAGGTCTACAGCGAGTGCAGATTCGTAAACATAAAGATTATCGTGTTAACGAACTTGCAGAGTTTATAGAACACCTACAGGATGTAAAGTATCATATAAAACCTTTTGAAATGTCAGAGGCTATAGTGAGATTTATGGATGATCTTAGAGGTAAAGAGTATGCTAGAAAAATTCAAGACTATGTAAAGTCTGATTTTAAATTTCAATCAAAGAATGAGGTATAATATTACTATGTATGAATATAATGTAAAAAAGGTTTATAAGGTAGTGGACGGAGACACCATTGATGTTGATATTGATTTGGGTTTTAATGTTTCTTATTTCCAACGTGTCCGCCTTGCAGGCATTGACACCCCAGAGTCTCGTACAACAGACTTACGTGAAAAAGAATTAGGTTTACAATCAAAAGAATGGCTTAAGAAAAAATTAGAAGGTGCTGAAAACATTGTTATTAAAACACAAAAACCAGATTCAACAGAAAAATATGGTCGTATCTTAGGTGATCTACATATTAAAGGATATGAAAAATCTTTGAATCAAATGATGATTGATGAAGGATATGCCTGGGGATACATGGGCGATACAAAAGTTAAAGATTTTCCAGCATTACTTGCTAAGAGGAAATAATGTCCTTAGTTGATATTAAAGTTATTGGCTGTGGTGGTGGCGGCGTAAATGCAATTAACAATATGGTTGACTTAGGAATCTCTGGTGTTGACTTTGTTGCACTAAATACAGATGCTCAAGCATTAATTACAAGTCCAGCAAATATTAAATTAGATATTGGTCGTAATGTTACAAAAGGTTTAGGTGCTGGTTCAGATCCAGAATTAGGAAGAGCAGCAGCAGAAGAAAATTTTGAAGATATAAAAGATATAGTTTTTGGTACTGACATGGTTTTTGTTACAGCAGGCATGGGTGGGGGAACTGGAACAGGTAGTGCACCAATTGTTGCTAAGGCCGCTAAAGAAGTTGGAGCATTAACAATAGGAATAGTTACAACACCATTTAATTTTGAAGGTAAACAAAGAATGTCAAAGGCTTTGGCGGGTATAGAAAGTTTAAAATCAGAAGTAGATACTATTATTGTTATTCCTAATGATAATCTATTAAAGATGTTAGATCCTGATATATCTATGAAGGATGCTTTTCAAGAAGTTGATTTGATTTTATTAAAAGGTATTGCTGCTATTACAGATTTAATTACTACCCCTGGAATTATTAACGTAGACTTTGCAGATGTTAAAAAGATTATTAAAGATGCTGGTACAGCGTTTATGGGGATAGGTGTAGGAGAAGGCAAGGATAGGGCTGCAGAAGCCGCAGAACAGGCCACAACAAGCCCAATCTTGAGTACTAGTCTAAAGGGTGCTAAGGGAGTTCTTCTTTCAATTGCTTCATCATCTAGTATAACTATGGGAGAAGTAAACTATATTGCAACAGCAGTATCAGAAGATGCTCACGAAGATGCTAACATAATTTTTGGTACAGTAGTAGATGAAAGTTTAGATGATCAAATCCGTGTAACAGTGATAGCAACAGGGTTTGATAATGAATGATATTCAATGGACCTTTGGAATAATAACAACATATCAAGATAAAGATAGACTATTACATATTATAAAAAGTATTCGTGATTTAAATGTACCAGAGTATGAAATATTATTCGTTGGTGGTGGAGATAGCGAAGGTATAACTGGTCCAGATATTCGTAAAGTAGATTTTGATGAGAATCAAAAACCAATGTGGATTACTAAAAAGAAAAATATACTAGCACAAGAATCTAAGTATGACAATATAGTTATTATGCATGACTACCATGTGTTTGATATTAATTGGTATCAAAGTTTTAAAGAGTTTGGAACAGATTGGAGTATTTGTTCTTGTCCTCAATATTTAATTACAGGTAATAGAAATCCAATGGATTGGTCTTTGTGGGATAAGCCAGGTCATGGTAGAGCATGGTCATTAAACTATGACGATTGGTCTCAAACTCAATACATGTATATTTCTGGCGGATTTTTTATTGTTAAGAAGCATGTTATGCTAGAAGAACCTTTAGATGAGTCTCGTGGTTGGAATGAGGAAGAAGACGTGGAATGGTCGATGAGAGTTCGTAATAAGTATGTAATGAAATGTAATGGAAAGGCAATTGTTAGACATAACAAATGGCACAGACATGCAGGGCCTAATCCAAATGGATAATAAGTTAGTTATATTTGATCTTGACGGAGTATTAATTGATTCAAGAGATGTTCATTACGATGCTTTAAATAATGCATTAATAAAAATTAATCCTAAGTTTTTTATAACTAGAGAAGAACATCTATCAAAGTATGATGGTCTTGGAACTACCATGAAACTTAAAATGCTTACAGAATTAAAAGGTTTACCAGTTGAATATCATGATCAAGTGTGGAAACAAAAACAAAAAGAAACTATAGATATTTTACAAGGCTTATCAGAAAATAAAACAGCAATATATATTATGAAGAAACTTAAAAAGGAAGGATGGAAAATTGCGGTAGCAAGTAATTCTATTAGAGAAACTATCATAACAGCATTAAATGCTATTGGTGTAATAGGATATGTAGAATATATTGTTAGCAATGAAGATGTTAAACATCATAAACCATACCCTGAAATGTATTGGAAATGTATGACTGCACTTAACGCCTTGCCTCAAAACACAGTTATTGTGGAAGATTCACATATTGGTAGACAGGGTGCTATAGCCTCTGGAGGGAATCTATACGGCATTAAAGACGCAGATGACTTAGATAAGGATAAATTCTTTGATATGATAGATAGATTCGAAATGAAGGGAAAAGGTCAAGTGCCTTGGAAGAATGAAAAGATGAACGTATTAATACCAATGGCTGGTGCTGGATCAAGATTTGCACAAGCAGGATACACATTCCCTAAACCTTTGATTGAAGTAAAAGGTAAACCTATGATTCAAACGGTAGTGGATAATTTAAATATAGATGCTCATTATGTATTTATAGTTCAAGAAGAACATTATGAAAAATATAATTTAAAACAAGTTTTAGGTTTAATAAAGCCAGGCTGCGATATTGTAACTATTAATGGAATAACTGAGGGTGCTGCAGTAACAACTCTGTTAGCAAAACAATATATAAATAATGAAGAACCGTTATTGATTGCTAACTCAGATCAGATAGTTGAATGGAATAGTAATGAATGTTTGTATGCATTTGGTGCAGATGAAATTGATGGTGGCATCTTGACCTTTAAAGCAACTCATCCTAAATGGTCTTATGCTAAGATTGGTGATAACGGTTTTGTTTCAGAGGTAGCAGAAAAGAATCCTATATCAGATAATGCAACAGTAGGAATTTATTATTGGAAGCATGGATCAGATTATGTAAAGTATGCTGAAGATATGATACAAAAAGATATAAGAACTAATAATGAATTTTACGTTTGTCCTGTTTTCAATCAAGCAATTGAAGATGGTAAAAAGATAAGGGTAAAAGAAATAGAAAAAA